CTATTTTTTTAGCTCTATATATTCAGTATATGTAATTTTGTTGTGTGGATTTGAATTTACAACATCCATCTTTATAGCCTTCACCCCAAATCGGAAGAAAAGAAACTTTTTCGGTATCTTGTGTATGATATGGTGTAATGTATCGGCACTTTCTATCTTAGCGAATAATACCCCTTTATCAATAGTTCCCCTTAAATCTATCCAAGAATCACGCCATCGAAAATTTAAAAGAGTATCAAGCTGGTTGCGATACACTATGCTATCACGTACTTTTGTTTCTATTTCTATTTCCGTTTTAGTGGCTGTTGTTGTAGCTGCCTGAATGCGTTTGAGCTTTATATTCAAATCATCTACTGTTTTGGTAAGATCCTTGTTCTTCTTTTCCAACTCATTTTTCGTCAGTTCCAGCCTTAAAACAGAAGTAGCGTTTTTCCCTGCTTCCGTTTTGTAGTGTTCCACATCTGAAAGTAATGCTGCTTGATTACTATCCAAGCGATCACGTTCTTTCCTTACGCTATCCAATCGTTTAAACAGAAAGATATTTGTTCCTACGAGTAAAACAAGCGCAATAAATAAAAATTTACGCATACTCTTCTATATATTTAAGGATTGAATCAACGTGCAACTGGATAATTTGAGCCTTTCCTTCAGGAGATAGTAGAAACTTGCAATCTGTTTCATTATCCATAAAGAAGTTTTCCGTTAAAACAGCCGGGCATGAAGTCTTTTTGAGAATGTAGAAATTATTTTCCCAATCTCCATCCCCATCCGACCAATCACCTCTAATTTTCCAAGTTCCTCCAAACATTCTATTAGCCATATCCCAAAAAACTTGCGCCAAATCATCAGCTTTTGTTTTTCCAGGACTGGTATGTATTTCCCATCCTGTACCCTTGCCAGTTCCAGAAGCGTTACAATGAATAGAAACAAGAAGCGTTTTTGTCTTACCGTATCGGGCTGCTATCTCGTTTGCTCTTCTGGCTCTTTCTGCTAAAGGTACGTCTATATTTTCCTTTACCAACAATTCAGCATCTATACCTTTTGCTCGTAATTGGTTATATACGCCTTTGGCAATTTCTCTGGCATATTCCCACTCAAATAACTGTGATCCGTCCGACCACTTCGGAGATCTTTTACCTGGTGTATTTTCTCCGTGTCCGCTGTCTAATAATACTTTCATACGTTTTTATTTTCATTTTTTTCGCTTAAACATTTAGTTACTCCAGCCGAAGCAAACAAAGCAGTGATAGCACCGACAAAAGCCGATAATCCCATAAGATCGGTTTTGATAGACTTGTTTACGATTACTTCATAAACCAAAATAAAACCGACAATAAGCAGAAGGAAGCACCCCATTAAGGTAACGGCAACAAGAAAAAAACTCTTGCTACTGTGCCCCGATCCATTTTTGATAAGTTCTTTCAGATATTCTGTTACTCTCATAACTTGCGTTCTTTTACTTCTGGAAGGATATACTGAATGTGCATGGCTGCAAAATGAAGTTTTTTTCTGATTGCTTCCTCATCAAAATCATCAGGGATGGATTCTGTAAAATCACAGACCAAAGAACCAACCCAATCATGGGTAGTATCATGTAATTTTTGAACGATTAAAGACTGTGTTCCATTGGAGCTAAACATAGCCTTTGCACGTGTTCCATCCAAACTATCAATATCACGTATCAGCATAAGTTCATTTCGAGCCATTGAAGCCGTAAACTTTGGAAGTTCAGACATCTTAATATCTTGCCAAAAGTCACTAATACGGGCAACCCCTTTAGCGGTAACTTCATACAAGATTGTGAGATAATGATTATCTCCTAAAGGATATGGTTGTATAATATACACACGATCACATGAAAGATCATTCAATACTTTATGAATTTCACCATACACACGAGCAGAGTTTTCACTTCTGCGAGTGCTTTTTCTTTCTAATTGTCTTTCAAGTTCTTTAGCCTTAATATCAGCAAGCCGATTATGCTTTAACTGATTATACGCAAACCAGCCCGTACCTAAAGCTGTTATACACGCAAATAATGCTGCCCAATCCATATTTTATTAAGTTATTGATTAATAACTGCAAATATAATTTATTTGGTGTACATATACACCATTTAATACAGAGAATTATATTTTTGAAGCTATTAAGGCTTCCAATTTGTTTATTTCATCCCGTACACTCTGCCTTTGTTGGTGAAGATTCTCTATATCATACGGCATATCAAGCCCGATTAAAGAAGCCTCATAACATTTCGTTATACGATAATCACCTATAACGCTGTCATTGCTGGTAAGAGAGGCTTTCAGTTCATCTATCTTATTCCGAACAAGTTTAGCGTTAAATCTTTGCTCGTATTTATAGCTTATTTTATCTCCAGCGTCATAAGGTACAATACGAACACTATAGTATTCAGGACATTGTAATTTTGTATCATCCACAAGCTCTACATGTTTCCATCCTAAAGCGGACAACTCAGTTTGTTGCTCCTGGATTGATACTATTCTCGTTTCAATCTCTCCAGTTTCTTCATTTTTAAACTTCTCACTGTATTCCTCTAAAAATTTAGAAACAAGAGATCCGTTTTCGTTTATATAGCCATATTCAATCATAATATTAAAATTTATATCTACTAACTAACCATGCTGATTTTTTTACACCATCGACATACCCCACTGTAAAATGGAATATAGCACCCTGACCTTCGCCAATATCATAATAATCATTTTGGGTGTGATCATCATACAACACATTTCCGCTACGTGGGTAAACTCTCATATATCCTGTCCACCATTGCTTAAAAAATATAGTCCTACCAATCACACCATCAGAAGGGAGGTAAACGATTTGCTGGTTTCTTGAATATCCAATAACCAAGCTGTCTGTTTCAGACAAATAAACAGAAGAAGAGCTTTCTTCTATAGCCTTTCTATGTAAAAATAGACCTGCTGCCATCAAATTCTGGAAGAAGCCACCATAAGCGGGGGCTGTGCCACTGTTTGAAGCTCTACCATATACGCCAGCTAAAAAGTTTTCATTGTTCCAATCACTTTTATTCACAGTACCAAATCCAAGCCCTACGATAGAAGCCTTATGCGTATAACCCAAAATAGCCGAAACAGCTTGTGTTTCTGCATTATTACAAAAGATACCCGTAGGCGACATATAGGCTACACGGCTATTGCTTTTACTTCGGGCTTCAATCAAGCCGTTATTCGCATCTATCGTAATTTTAGATCCCTGATATTGGCTTTCTGAATAATCACCACCAGAACGGCTGGATTCTATCAATATACGAGCCATTGAAGCATCAAGAATGATCTTATTACCATCCAAGAGTGTAGAAACAATCTTTCCACCACTCATAAACCAATCTCCGATATTAGCACCCTCAGCCAATAGCAAATTAGTTGCTATACTCTCAAACTCAGCACCGAAATCATTCCAATAAGCAGTATCGGTAGGTACATGATTTTGAAAGCCATTTCCGGCATCCACTCTGGCAACATAATAGTGTCCGTTATATTTTACTGCATCTACACGTTTTGAAGTACCATAGTAAACTTTAGAGCTGCCATAGACACCACGATAAACCATAGTCGGACCAGTATCTCCATTTCTACCATCCACTCCATCATACGGAGTTTGCCGGGCTGGTGTACTCCAGTTCTGTATCAATGAATTTGTTTCACCATTGATTTTTGCTACTGTAAACCATAAGTATTGCAAGTTTCCTACAGTTGGAACGGTTGTGCTCCATCCCGAAGGATTACGGCTCGTTTTACTCAGTGAAGGCGGTGTACTTCTGGAGCCATTAACAGCGTACCGATATTCAAAATAATCACCATTTATACCATCATCCCCAGTTTCTCCTTTTTCTCCAGTAACACAAATAGCCTCTGTAGTAATGCTGTTGCCGTTTGTGTAATTAATAACGGATCGTGTCCATATATACCAACCATTTTTCCAAGTTGGACGTGAATTAGACCAGCTACCATTTAAAAGGGAAGTTGCAGAGGATGATAAATAATATTGCTCAATTATTGAACTTATACCATTGCCTGTTTCTCCCTTGCCACCTGTGATACAAGCTGCATCTGTATATACTATGTCGCCATCCGTGTAAACAACTTTAGTTTTACTCCAAATGTAATATCCATCTTTCCAGGCTGGAGCTGTTGTCTGCCAACCGGATGTTGGTGCTGTAGTATTACTGGATGATATGGCATACAGAACGTCTGTATTTGAAATACCCACACCTCTTTGGGCTACAATAATCCAATAGTTACTATTATTTGGAGAAATACCTTTAACGGGATTCTTTGATACAAAACGATACATAGAATAGCCAGTTCCATCATCATAGATAACCTCATCACCCCAATAATAGGTATAAGAGTTGTCATATACGCCACGAAAACAACCTATAGGGCTTTCATCGCCACTTTCACTTTGCACGATTGTGCCTTTCAGACGTAATTTTTTATCTCCTTTGGTATTCCAATCAAAATAGCTGTCTGAATTTCCTACACGAAAAGCGTTATTCACAAAGTCCATGAAATTTAGCCCATCGCTTGAAACGATTCTGTCTGTAGTTATTCTTCCTGGAAGTATCTCTGTAAATCCGAATAGTTCGACAAAGGAACGATCCTCTTCAAATTCACTGTTTAGAATACCTACAAGGAAATGATAATAACCCTCTACACCTTCCAGCTTGATAGCGTTTTTACTTAAGACGTATGATCCAGTAGTGCCATTTTTATTAGCCTTCACATAGAGATAATACCCTACGGTTTCCGTCAAAGTTGGAGAAGTGTATTTTTCAATATCCCAAAACTTATACTCACTGGCTTTATGCCCAGAAGAAAGTGTATCAATCCCGATAGTCATGTGCTGTAATATTCCACCTGGAGCCGAAAGCACTTTCTTTTTGCTGTCATAGGTAACGAGATATTCTACTTGTGTCGGATTGGTTTTGTTGTTCACGAAACGAAACTGCAAACTTTCATCGCCAACAAGCAAACTCATTGTTTGTACCGAAATCGGACTGATAGAACCTGAGAAATGCAAAAGAGCGTCATTCAACATTGAAATAGTTTCTTTTGCATCCCTGAAACGTCTTTTTGTAAACTGAATAGAGTTTTTATATTGGTTATCGGTTTTAACCTCGTTACTCTCTATCTTGTTTAATTCGCTTGAAACCGTTGCGCCAGTAGTCGTATTGGATAATTCAATAATCGGGCTGTAAGGTCTGTGTATATACTCCTTAATACTGGTAATCCTTATCTTTATACCTTCTGGTATGAATTGCGGATCTTTAAAGAGTATGTAACCGCCCAATTTTATTTTGCCACCAATAGAGAGCCAACGCTTTTTGGAATAAATGCTATCCAATTCTCCTTTGAATGTGAATTTTGGATCTTCATTCTCATAAAGATATTTGGCTGCTTCCCTGAACATATCCCAGCTTGCACCTTCTTTCGTTGAGTTATTGCAAATGTACGCATCCGGCAACTGTATTCCGAACACAGCGTATTTATCCCCCAGGTTAGGCTTATATATGTCATTGGGCATAATCTGACCGTCTATTTCTTGTGGAGTTATCAAGAATTTACGTTCTTTATGAACGTATTTAACTTCAAATTCTTTATTACTACCAGCAAGCATACCAGACTGAAATATAACAGTCATGTTATTACCTTCTATCACATAATCCTCAAAATTCAGATCATCAGGAATAGAACTATCTATAAAATCATAGAAATTCTTTTCTTTATCGGAAACAACAACATTAGAAACACTGCCTACTCTTTTAGGTGAAATATGAGAACAATCCAAACTATCCTCTTGAACATCCGTAAGGGTTGTATCAGCCCGTTTTATATACAAGCCTTCCGCATCCGAAACGTAAGCACGCCCTTCATACTCCAATCTTTGATTTTTGGGCAAAAGCAATTCCTTAGATCCATATTTGCTAAAGTCTATATTCTGCTCCCCACCTTGAACGTACAATATGGTAACTGGTCTATTTCCGTCCTTGTTGGAGCGTCCTAAACCTGGAACAAAACCTTTATCTTTCCCATATTCAAGAGGCAAAGGTTCACCCTTGTTATATTCAACTTTACGCAAGTGTATTGTTTTGATAGCCGGATCTATTTCATACTCCGTCTTAAAGGTATCGGCAATAGTAGGCAAAGCTTCACTACAAAAGATATGGTTGTAGTTAATAGTCTTTTCTTCTGCTTCAATACATTCGCCAACTTTCCAACCGCTATCTCTCATGTTGAGATTATCTACAATTAACTGTAGATGCTCGTGAGGTTTTGCAGTGTAATCGAACTTTAAACGCTTAGAAACAATATCCCGGCATTTGTATTTACCCAATATTGCGCCTATGTCATACATTACAAGAGTGTATTCAAAATTCCGACTGCTTTTCTTCTTGAAGTCGTCAGGATCCATAAGGTAGTAAGTGATATTCTTGTAGATACAATAAGCTCCTACGGGAATGTTTATGAACTCTTCACTGGCAAAGTACAGATAAAGAGTGCCTACATTCTGTAAAGCCGTATATCGGTAGCTGCTTGTATCTACCAGAATATCAATCTCCTTGTTGTTGAAATGTATTTTCATGTTTACTAAGTGAATTGATAGATCTTACCATTTCCGCATTTCATCCCTTTAATCGTAGTGCTGAAAGGGAAAGCGTCTTTGGGGATCTGATCCAAAGTTTTCTTTAAAGAAGCTGCGTTTGTGAAAAACTTACCATCCGCACCATTGCTATGTTTAAATTTCACAAGGTATCTTCCTTCACCGTGCGAAGTCTTTACATCTGGAATGAAATCTTCTACAATGATCTCACAGTTCAGCACATCCGAAATAGAAACCTGGCTACAGTTGAACATTTTACGTTCATCTTGTACGGTTACACCTAACTCACTAAACTTTTTCATCACAATATAATATTAAGTTCCTTACAATCGTTATCTATCATTTCTTTGATAGCTTTTCTCTTTTGCAAATATTCCTTGTAATCATTGGTAGCTGATTTTTCAGTAAGAATACCGAGCTGGGCAGCGTTATAGTCATTGATAATCTTGGCTTCTTTATCCGAATCCCACAAATGGGTAATAACTGCCTTTTTTAGCTTATCATTTGTAACCATTCCCCAAACAACAACTTCGTTACAAGTCCATTTTGTAGCTTGCCCATTATCTCCAGCTTCTCCAAAATGGTTTTCTACTTGAACTTCCTGAATATCCCAACGGTATGTGTAAGAACCATTCCCGTTAGCCTCTAACTTAGAAGGCTTAAAATCGTAGTGTATCATATACTTGCTTTTTAATTATTGTTTTTAATAGATGCTTAGAATTACTATATTTAGCCCAGCCAAACCAACTGCAAATAACTTGCTTGTATTCCATATCGGAAATGTGCTTTTTCTTATTCAGCTTGGCTGCCTTCCTACATAGGTTCTTTTTGATTCCCTTCCGAATAAGGGTATGGGTATGGTAAAAGACATACCCGACAAAATCAATACCTCTATGGCTATCAATTTTGAATACTTGAAACTTCCATTTCTTTTTTCCAGTTTTAGGATCCACTTTACGAAGTGATAGCTTTAAATTGTCATGCAGATATTCTTCAATCTCTATACGGAGTTTGTGAAGCTGTTTAGGATCATCGCCTAAAATCACAATATCATCTGCATACCTAAAGTAATATCTTACCTTCTTAACCTCCTTTATCCAGTGATCGAAGTAAGCCAGATAAATATTAGCAAAATACTGACTTAGATAGTTCCCTATGGGTACGCCATCGGCACTGTCTATAATCACGTCAAGCAACCAAAGCAGATCTTTATCTTTGATTTTCTTCCGTAATATTGTTTTCAAAATATCATGGTCTATACTTGGATAGAACTTCACTATATCCATTTTCAAGCAGTAAGTAGTGTGTTCTGGATCTTCTTTCAAAGCCTTCTTTACTTTATCTGCTGCTTTATGAATACCACGATCCTTAATGCAAGAATAGGTATCTTCTGTAAATAAGGACACCCATATAGGCTCCAGAATATTCATAATGGCATGGTGCAAGATTCTATCAGGATAATAAGGCAAACGGTAAATAAGCCGTTCTTTGGGATCTCTGATTATAAATACCTCATATTTAGAATTTACAAAAGTCTTGTTTTTCAAAGATTCGTGAAGAGCCAGTATGTTTGCTTCCCTATTCCTATCGTGTCGTTTGACACCATAAGAACGCAACTTGCCTTTTCTGGCTTTTTCATCAGCCAGGCGCAAGTTGTCAAGTGAAATAATTTGCTCGTATAAATTACTTAATCTCTTCATATTCTTTGTTTTTCGTACTCAGAGCCTTCGGTTTCCCTACCAGCACCTTTATGAGTTATGTTATCTTCTACCAATAGGTAAGGTCGTTGCTTCGTATGTTGAGTTAATTTTGAAAAATCATAGCTGAGAGCTGACATTCGCATTCGTATTCGAGGGGGTGTTATTCGTATTCGCATAACCGAAGCCTGCATGATCGCCATTATTCGTATTACCGCTGAAAAGGACACCCACCAGCAACCAACCTATATTTATTTGTTTATTAATCATTTAAGTTTTGCAGTCTAAACCTGGCTCGCTTCACGATTCAGGAATAAAACAAAGCCGAGAGCCGACATACGCATGCGTATTCGAGGGGGCGTCAGCCGTAGCCGCAGAACCGAAGCCCGCAGGACCGCCATCATTCGCAGTACCGCCGAAAAGGACACCCCTAAGAGCGTTAGATCCTATATTGGTATAGAAGTAATCACACCAATAGGTAGTAGATCCACCTCCGACTACAGAAGCAATCAAATCGCCAAATTCACCGAAAATCATTTCTTTTGCATAACCTTCTGCACGTGCAGCCAATCCTCTAAGCGTATAGCCTGTGTAGTTACTATCGTTGTATTTAGAAGGATCATCGCAAACATACACTTTAGAAGTTCCTCCGTCTGAATTGGTTTTCACTTCTATATTTACTCCATCCGTCCACTTCCAGACGTGCCCGAAGGGATTTTCAATACCACGATAGCGAGGTACGGTAAATACTTTGCTGTTTTCTCCTTCTGCTTTCTCTAAAGTGTAAGCTACTTCACCAGAAGCATTTCCCAATTCATCACTCGTACCGCAAGGAATAATAGGATAATAACCACTAAAATTGTTCCACTTTGTACCATCCCATGTAGTTACACCATTACCCAAACCACCCTGAGCATACCCGTTGCTATCTTTCTGGGCATTGAAAGCCAACTGGCAGTTAAGGTTTCCATACTCTATGTAATAGAGCCATGCCAAAGTGATATAAGCGTTATAGTCCATGCAGTTCCATTGCGTACCAGCTCCCCTTTTACGAGCAGCAGCACGAAAGTTTGTTCTACTCGTAGATGTAGCTGGCTTGCCTAATTGGGATTTAGGCAAAGCATCCCAATCTGCTTGGTTATTACCACCTCTGTAATCAGTCGAAGTATTTACTACAGAAGCCAGTTTACCAGTGCTACGTTGGATTGTTGCCTCATAAGCCGAGATATAGCATTTCTTTACGAAATGATAACCAGGTATCGGGTATTCACTGATTCGTACACCTCTTTTGTTTCCATTGGTATAAAATCTTCTCCAGTGAGCAGGGATTTCCACCATAACCATACCATTGGAACCATCCCTTTTATGCGCTTTCCAGTTGGTAGGGTTTAGGTATTCAATAACCTTGCCTTCATCTGATAGCAAACACCCTTTCATCTTGCTTTGAATTGGCAATGTTTTATGCAGTGTCATATTGCCAGTACGGGTAAGAACCGAAGAAGATACTGTTACATCTAATTCTACGCCATAACTACATTGATCCTCTGCATAAGGTAGCATAGCAGCCAAACCAGCTTGTTTGCTTTCTCCGCTTTTATCCAATACCTCAGTTGTGAGGTCGAAAGGGTTACTGCTGTCTGCTACTGGTAATTCATTTAATCTTTTGCCATTGTCGTAAGCTGTAATAATCTTTTTTACTTTAGCTTCCTCTTCTGCTGTAAGTGCCATATTTTATAGTGTTAAGAAGTTAAACAATAAAATTTACTAAGTTAATATGATACCACCAGAGCCGGATAAACGCATACCATTACCAGAAGTAAGCCTTATTCCTGGCTCCTGTACTTCAATCTGTATAGTTTGATAAATACCCGTATTTTCCGTTGGGATAACGTGAATTTTACTCATCCCTACACCGTTAATCATAAATACGCCATCAGGAGTGATAGACACCGCCCGATCATCACCGAGAAACAATACATTCCTACCAGTATCTACGGGAAGTAATTCTACCTCAACTTTGAAAGGCTGGGTATTCCTGTAAGTAACTTTTTTCGGGTAGTTTAGCTTCATGGAAGTAGGGATCAGCTTGTATTTTGAGATTAGCGATTCTTCCAGTTCCTCCAGCCTTGCGATAACTACCCTTGCATCGCCAGTAGCTTCATTTGCATTATCTTTAGCAGTATTGGCTTCTTCTGCCTTTTCGTGAGCTTCATTAGCTTTTGCGTTGGCATTGTTGGTAGCCTCTACTGCCTTACCTGCTGCGCTATCGGCTGCTGTAGCTTTTTCATTAGCCAGTTTAGCAGCGTCCTCAGCCTTTTTAGCTGCTGCTGTGGCGGTTGTTCCACGAGCTATACATTTCCACCAAGTAGTTTCGGTTAAAGCGTGTCCTTTGTTCCCGTCCTTGATACAGAGATAGCAACTATCATCCGTAGTAATGAAATCAAATGTATTATATGTGGTAGCTGATGAATAAGTTCCCTTATCCACGAAAGCAACCTTTCCTAATCTTATGTTTCCTTCTGCCATATCACTTGGGGTTAAAAATTAAAAATCCTTCATTGTCAATATCAAACATATCAGCAGCTATATCATCCTGGTAATACATGATCAGTTCCATTGTATCGGGATCAATCGTAAAAGTAGGATAGAGAATACCGCCTTTTGCCAAAATCCCGGTATCTACATACTTCTTTTGCGTTTCATCCCATTTCCACCAGTTGCCATTTTCACCCATTTTCGGGGGATTATCCGCTTGTTCTTTTGCCCTATTTGCCTGAGTATTTGCATTGTTAGCTGCTGTTTCTGCCTTTTGTGCTTTCTCATTCGCATTAGTAGCTGCTTTGTTGGCATTGGCTGTAGCACTTTCAGTTGCACTTTTTATCTCTTCCAATCCTTTTCGTGCATTATCCGCATTGGTAGCTGCTGTATTCGCTTTTTGAGTAGCCAAGTTTGCGTTGGAAGTAGCAGTTTTAGCCTGTTGGGTAGACTCATTAGCATTATTGGTAGCCGTTTTCGCTGCCTCAGTCGCTTTATTTGCGTTTGAGGTTGCAGTGTTGGCACTTGAAGCAGCATTGTTAGCAGACTTGGCAGCTTCATTTGCACTGTTGGTTGCTTTTACAGCGTTCTCGTATGCCGTTTGAATGTATTCCAAACTTACTTTCACGCTGGTTTGTACCCCATTGATTAATTTAACTCCAATAGTGTACAATCCTTTCAGGTTATCCGAAAGTGTCAGCTCGCTTATTTTCTTCTTTTTAATAGCCATAGCTTTTCAAATCTATATAAAACTCACCATCTTCTGTAACTATCAATTCTCCAGCCTCAGAAGCAAGTAAATATTCATCCCCTCCAACTCTAAAGGCAGTAAATACCAACGTTAAGGTAAAAACGCACCAAATTTGATCGTCAGGGGAAAACAGACTTACTTTTGAGCTTTTGTAGTAACATGGGTATTCCTCGTAAGTGCTTTCAACGAACAAGGATCTTTCAGCCGTTTGTACCTTCACGCCTTCGCCTTCGTCTATTTCCACAACCTTTATCAGATCGTGAAGGAAAGCATTGTAATTTCTCCAGAACTCCGTTAGATTCTTAGCGATTAAGCAACAATTCAAGGCAACTTCTTTATGTTGGTACACTACTTGTTTGCCATCATAAATAGCCCCATTTTGGGTAGAAAGGTTACGTAACATATTTTTCTTCACTGCTGGAGCTTTAAGTATTTGTGCCTCGCTTCCTTCCAATACACGAATACCGTAAACGGAGAAATCTATCCCGTCTATTTCATACCCCTGCGTAGGTATATTGGTTGTCGATAAAGGAGCCGTATATTTATAATCTCTCAAAGGGAAATCATCTGCGAATTTTAACGAGAAACTTTTAGCACCGATATACAGAGCTACATTTACCTCTGAAACCAATCGGAGTTTACAAGTATATCCGATTCTTTTAAACTCAAAGGTATGGTAAGCTCCATCGGACAACAGAGAAATGAAATCTCCAGTCTGATACATACCTACTGCGTTGAACTTTATTTCAAGTTCTTTAGTATCAAGTTTAGGATCCGACAAATCCACTTCGATACCGTCATACTCAGCCCAATCATTAGAAACTTCTGGTGCTTTTAATGCCGGGAAAGCAACAACTTCGTTATGCCCACCCTCAGCAATAAAAACCCCGAACCGAGTAAAAGCGTCCGTACCGTCTATGTATAAGTTATTTTTCATTTCCTCATTATTACACCTTTATCATTCATGTTACCTATGCTTTCTTTCATTTCCTTTATATTGGAATTGATAGATTCCAGATTCTTGCAATAGCTTGTATTTTCTCTGATACCAGTTAATACCTCAAGAAACTTGGCACAATGGCTAACCAATGATTTAATACCTTCATTTATAGAATAGGTATGTCCTTGAATTGCAGTTGTCCTTCCGTTCAGCTCGTTTACGCTGTCCTGGCTTGCTGCTATGCCGTTATTGCTGGAAACCTCACGATTCTCTGTTTCCCAAAGGTGAAAGCCTTGTTTGTTTGCTTCTTCTTTCCAATGCTCCATCCATTGTTGGGCATTATTCATATCCGTACCGATACCTTGATAGAAAGAGGAAACCAAATCCCTTGCTTCCTTAGCTATTTCTTCTTCTGTTTTGCCGGATCCATAGATTTTCTCCAGATCCGCTTGTAGTCTTTTGAACTTATCAGAGAAGAATAAAGAGTAGGCAATCTGTTTACCCAAATCTTCCAATACAGAAGATCCTTTTTCTCCAAACTTTTCCCACGCATCTACACCGTCATTTTCAATAGCCTCAGTGATACTATCCATTATACTATCACCTAAAGAGCCAAAAGTACCCTCTAAGTAATCTCTTAGTGCTTGTTGGGCTTCTTCCGCTTGTTCTTGAAGGTCTATAAGGTTTTGCAACAAATTCCGATTCTCATCGCTCATTGTTTGAGTGTCAAGAATGGCTTGCGCTCTTTCTTTGTTCAGATTTTTTTCACCATCTATTAAATCCGGGTAAACCTGGAGTACCGAAGTATAAATATCATGCTGCTTTTTCCAAAACCAAGCTCCAGTAGTGTAACTTCCCGTTTTTATGGTTATATCATTAAGCGCACCTATACCCTGATTGTACGCATTTAATTTTGCATTGTATTCATCAAGCCCCCAGTTCCCTTTAGGGTTAAACTGAAACTGATAAGTTGGTTTATCCCCCTTTAGGACTTCTTTATATTCAGCTATCGCATCACGATATACCTCTATTGCATTGATAGCTTTTTCTATTTGATCTGTACCAAAAATAGATGTTGCTTCCTCCAAAAGTAAATTTTGCTCCATGAGCAATAAGTTGTACTGGCGTTGCATTTCCAGTTTGTTCTCGGCTACTTCTTTAAGTGCCTCTTGGTGTTCCTTTTCAGCCTTAGAGGACAACCCAAACAATGAAGTGATAAGGGAAACGGCTGTACCGACTATGGAAAGGATAACCGAAGCTCTTTCTACTCCTTTGATAGCTTCTGCACCAGTAACCGCCAACGCTTGAATACCCGTTATCATAGAAATTATACCTCCTGCGATATTGGTAGCAGCAGACAAAGCAGCTTTGGTTGCATCATCCATCCCGTCAAAGTCTGAAATGATATTATTAACAGTATCATCTACCTCATTCATCACCTTTAGGGTATCGCTCCACTTCTTTTTGTTTTTTTCAGCAGATGAAATGCTTGCGTCTTTTGCCTCAGCAACCTCTACTTTTTTCTCCAGGGTCTTAATTTGCGCACGAAGAGTAGCTTTTTCTTTATCATCCAGCTTGCCACCTTCTTTTTTCAGTGTGTCTTGGGCTGTTTGTAAAGCCTCCTTTAGCTGTCTTAGCCCCATAGAGGATATTTGTTCTGCCCATACATTAAAAGTCGCTTCACGAGTAGCTATCTCTTGATCTAAAGCGTCCAAAGCATCTTGTTTATCACTTTCAGCCTGAGCGATATTTTCTTCGGAGAAAGTAACTTGCCTTCCGGATTTCTTATCTTTCTCATTAACAGCTCGCATTTCGTCAATATCTTTCTGAAATTTTTCCTCTATCTCCTTGCGCTTTTCCGCATAGGTCTGATACTGCTTTAGCATTTCTTCTATTGCAGTCTGGTTGCCAGTAGATAATTTCTTTCCAGCAGCATTTTCAAGAGCCTTAAATTGTTGCTCATCCTGCTCTGATAATTGGTTGGTAGTTGGCTTAAATGTACCATTTTTGCCCTGAGATTCCCATATAGTTTTTTCCCACTCTTGAATTTTTGTTAGCTTATCCTCCTTTTGACGTTTGATCTGCTCCATTTCCTGCTCATAGTTGAGCTGGTTTTGTTCCAATGTTTTAGAAAGTCCTTCCTTATAGGTGTTGATCTCAGCTTGCCTTACAGCAAATTCCATATCCTTTTCAATACGAATCTGCTCTTGTGCATTACGTTTTATCTCATCGGAATAATCCTTTTGAGAAGAGGACGTTTTCCTATCTGGTAACTTTTTACTCAGTGAATCTATACGTCTTTGATAGTCGTTGTATTCAGCACTACCCTTAACGGTTTCTTTCTGCTCCTGTTTCAGTTTAGAAATACGGCTCTCTACTTGGCTAATAATTTGTAGCTCGTTTTCACGTTCAAGAACGGTAGCCTTTAATTTAGCTATATAGCTTTCCTGCCCTTTTACAACAGCATCGGTTACTACTTTGCCATCAGACATTAAGCCGTTGTTATCTTTGAGAGCCTTTTTGAAAGCCTCCAGTTTTTCTTGACCTTTAGTAATGGCTGCTTCTATCTCAGGAATGGATTTACCTTTGGTATAAAATACCTCTTCCTGATTACCAGTTTTCTGATTTTGGTTAGGATTCTCCCCGAAGCGTTTTTGAGCCTCTTTTATGATATTATTATAAATGCCACGAGCTTTGAATACTTTGGTTATTTCATCTTGCAAGTCATTAGCTATGTAGGTTTGCGCACCTATACCAGTCATGGGATCGCCAGGCAAGTATTTGGTTTCGTCAAACTGCTTTATAATATCCTGGATTTCTTTAGTAATTTCCCCCTTACCTTCCAGCACTGGCTTAATCTTCCAGTAATAAGTTTCCGCAAGGTCGATACCGTCTTTATCCTTCTTTCCCTTGAACTTATCTTTTAGTAGCTCTTCTACAGTTTCTTTGGCTTCTACCTCCTTATCCATGTAGTCATTAGAAGCCTCATTAACCGCTTTATCCATAGCTCTTGCACGAGCTGATTTTTCGGCTTCTTGCGTAATGATACGATAAGCCTTAGCCAGATCATCCAAAGCGTTCTTTTCATCCCCCAGCCCCTTCAAATACTCACCGTATTTGCTCATTATGGCTTCCTTTGCAGAACGGTATTCATCCGTACCTTCTTTGGCTGCTTTCAAACGTGCAAACATCGCATCAATTTGCAATCTTTCAGCTCCAATAACCTTTTCACTCTCAGATATGGCGTTATTTAGTTTTTCCTGCGCCTTTTCTGCGTCAGTCTGATAAGTGATAAGTTTATAAATACCATAACCGAGAGCTGCTATAGCTGCTGCTGCCAAAGTATAAGGATTTGCCAGCATAACGGCTTTCAACCTGGTAGCTACAGCCGTAAGCCTGAGCTTTGCAGTTGCCAACAAGTTTGTTGTAGTTACATTGGCTGCTTGTGCTGCTGTGTTGGCTGCTGTCTGAGTGGTATTCAATGTTTTAGCAGCCGTTTCTACCGCTACTTTCTTGGTGCTAAAATCACGTGTGGCTGCTTGGTATTGTAAGGCTGCTGTATCTCTGGCTGTTTCGGCTGCGACTAATTTTCTTTCTGCTGCTTCTACTTGTTTTGCAGAGCCAGTAGCACCGATAGACATAAGTTCTGCTAATCTTTGCTTCTCCAACTCTTTAGCAGCAAGGTATTCGGCTTTCTTGGCTGCTACGGCTTGGCTGGCTGCTGAAACCTCTGTACGAGCTTTGGCTAAAGCTGCGGTTTGAGCCTCTATATTTGCTGCCATTTCAGCTTTTACGGCAGTTGCATACTCTAACGTGCCTTTGGTTAAATTCTGTTTTGAAATGGCTGCTTGCTGCTCTACAGTAAGCAATTTGCTTAGTTCCTCAGCTTCTCCAGTGGCTTTAATAGTAGTAACGGCATTTTTTGTAGCAGCAACCGAAATTACAGCAGCTTTGTACAAGCCATAAGTAACAATCAATTCTTGTATAGTTTCACCGATAGCCTCGTAGTTCTCTATAGCGGAGATACCAGTTTCCAGTATTGAATTGATTGTTCCCTCGTTAGCTTTCCCTACTTCGTTAAGCATTACAGAAATAGCATCGCTCATGTTGGAGATCTTACCCGTAATAGTCTTACTTTGCTCTTCCATCAGGTTGTAGAACATACCGCCAGAATTTGTAAGGTTTTCTATAACCTTCTGAACTTCGGGGAATCCTACCTTTCCTTCGGAAACCAAAGCCTTAACTTCATTTTCAGCTACACCCAACTCTTTAGCTAATTCACGAATCATCGGAATACCTCTACCCGTAAATTGGTTAAGATCCTCAGCATATAGCCTGCCTTGTGTCATGGTTGTACCGTATAACCAGGCTATATCTTGTAATGGAATAGATAAGCCAGCAGCGATATTTCCTAACCGTACCAAAGTGTCATTCACTTTGTCAGCAGCTATACCATAAGCAAGTAATTGTTTTGCGCTACTTGACACACCAACGAGATCAAACGGAGTTTTAGCAGCAGTATTAACAAGCTGTGTCATTAAAGCATCAGCTTTAGCCTTACTGCCCAACATTGTATTGAAGGCAACTTCTAACTGTTGGTATTCGCCTCTTACCTGAGCTATCTTCTGAGCATATCCCAACGCTTGTTGAGCCGTGAAAAATCCAGTTGCAGCAACCGTTATTTTACGAAAAATATTGTCTATCCTGCTACCTTCCTTTTCGGCTGTGTTGCCTATGCTTCGGAAAAGAGAGTTAGATTTCGCCACATCGCTTTCAAATTTGGCGTTATCCAATCCTAAAGCCCACCATGTTGTACCTTCGTTGTTATTCATCTTCGTTTACGTCAAATATTGCGTTATTTACTGCATCCTGATTATTGGGATCATCACCATTTAGAATAATGCCAGTATCTTTTTTACCATCCTTCTTTGCTGAGAAAGAAGGCAGAACCGCATTATACAGACGAACATTGGCAAAACTCATTTTATATAGGATATAATCAAAAGTCAGATTATAAGCCTTTGCCATTCCTGCTACTACCGCCCAGATGCTATCGTTTCCTTCGGATCCGCTTCCCCTGCTTTTGTCGGTTTGAGAAGGTTTATCTCTATCAGGGAAGCGGTAAGCCCGAAAAAATCTCCTATCTCCATCCTGTTTATGATTTTAAGGGTAAGAGCGTTCACTTTACTTGGTGAAATTTGTTTCAAGATCTTATCGGATAAAACAGCCCTGTTATCAATCGTAACCTTTTTGCGTGTGCGTACCAAACCGAATAAAGACTTTTGAACTACGGTTGCTTCTGTAGTTATATTCTCAGCTCCTAAAATGAGAGTAGCTACAATATCGCCTAAAACCTTACAATCTTTCGCAATACGGAGCGATTCAAATGTAACCAGGCTTTTATCTAACTCTACTTTAGGAAGCTGAGAAATAAGTTCAGAGGCAAGGATAAGAGTAGCAATAGAAGGAGGTGCAACCTCGTATGTTTCTTGTCCTATCTGTATAGAATACGGCTTTTGTAAGATCGTATCAGACACAAGCCCTTCTATGTTGTCTTTTCCCTTGTTCATAGTTCAATTAACCTACAGATAATGATTCTGCTTTTTTATACTTCTCAATCATTTTACCCGTCTTGGGCTTCAATGAGCTAAAGATGTATTTTAGCATTTTACCCTTTGCGGACGACCATTCTTCTTCAACCTCAACAGAGCATTTACGCATGATGAATCCATCCAGCGTATCATCTTCAGGAGTAAGGCGTACTGCATATTCATCTTTTACAACTCCGTCCTCTTCCGGAATAGGATCCTCTGTGCCAGAAGGAATAAACACACTCATAGCAAGCTGCTTATAAGACTTTTGCATTTTTCGAGCTACCAGTTCATGCCCTTCTCCGTACAATTCTTGCGCACTTCCTTTTACAGTTGTAAGAAGAACTGTATTTTCTTCGGCTGTGGGCATTGTTTTGAAACTGGAAGGAGCTGCATCTTCAGCACCAGTTAGCCCAAATTCGATCAGGGGTTTACCCCATGTAATACCACTGTTTGCCATAACTTAAAATGTTTTTAGTTCAAAATTGATCTTTACGTTTACAAAGTGCATAGCTACCTTTTCTGCTTTGTAGCTTTTAATTGTTGCACCTAAAGAAAATCTGTAATCAGTAGGTTTCAAGGCTCTAACAACCTCATCGGCTTTGCGTGCCAGATAACGGCATCTGCCAACATCTTTAACCAATACCTTACTGCCATTGTCTTTGTCGGGAACATAAATATTTACCGTTACGGAGCCAGTTTGAAACTGCCCATCCAAACCAGTAAGAAACGATACAATTATATCCTCTTCCATAGGGTTTAGATCTCGTGTTCCTTCACGATAAACGTTACCTTTTATTTCCTTTGCAAGTTGGCTGTTTGTGATAATGTTGAAAACGTCCAGCTCTATTTCATCACCTGTCTTATTCATTTCATTTCAAAGCCTAATTGTTTCATAATCTGAGGTACAAGTTTGTTAGCCAGCAGTTCGGAAGAAGTAAGGACATTATAATTACGGGCTTCTACATAAGCTGCGTAACTCATTCCAGTAGATACAATCAAGACAATACCGTTTTGATAGTTCTTTTTCAAGCTATCCAAATGCTTCTTTCCGTTTTGCCCACCTTTTGTGTTGGCAAAAGCACTTTCTTCCATAACTTCACCATTAAAAAGTACGGCATAACCGATAGAGTTTCTAAGGTTTCCCGTTCTGTCTGTATAGTTGCCGTTTAAACGGGCTTCTTTCAGACACGCTTCACCGACATAGATAAAAGCCTTAATAGCTCTACCTATAACGGCTTTCTTGGTATCATCAAGAAAGTTGCTAAAAGCACTATCCGGCGTTTTCTTCGTGAATCCCATCAAACCGTAATCTTTACTCTTCCTGAGCGATTAACAAACTCAATATCCTGTACTTCAAACTCACCCAAAAACTGTGTTCTATCATTGGTAAGTTTTACCGTATCAGCTTGAAAATCCCTACTTTCAATTAGGATCTCATAGCTTTTATCAGTAAACTTACCTTGTTGATAGATTGTGTTGCTATGCTTTACCGTTTTGTACAGACAACGTATAGGCTCACTCCATGATACGGTAGATATAATCGGCTCACCGTTACCATCCAAACCGCCACCAGATAAAACCTTATACTGTATTGTTCCGTTGTATTGCATAACTTACCATTGGTTAGAACCGTCTGATACAGAAGATTCTTCGACAAAATCAGAGCTATCTATATTGTACTCCCGACAAATAGCGGAGATACTTTTATTAATACGATCCGCATCCCACCCGTCAGAAATTCCACTTTCCGAATGGCTGTTTTCAGTCATTCCCTTAACGACACTGATAGCAGCCTTCACCAGTTCAACATCTTTGGG